AGACTTGAAGCTGAGAAGTCTAAACATCAAAGAATGTTAGACGAAGCTAAGAAACAAGAGGAAGAAGTGCTTAAAGAAAAAGAAGTACAGGAAGCTAAATCTAAATCTGATCTTGAACAACTTATGAAGCAAAGAATAGCTGATAAAGATAAGGAATTAGCTGATTGGAAGTCTAAAGTTAAAACAATAAATGTAGATAATTCTATATTATCTTTAGCTTCTAAGAACAATGCTATTGCACCTGACCAAGTAGTGTCTTTGCTAAAGCATGAAGTTAATTACAATGACGATGGTAGAGTAGAAATACTTGATAATAATAAAAACATTAGATATAACTCAAAAGGGGAATTATTAACAATAGAAGATAGAGTTAATGAATTTTTAGATGCTAACCCACATTTCCGAAAAGGGTCTTTGTCTGGTACAGGAAGTCAGAGTAGCATTGAGGGTAAAACTGTAAAACCATTTAATATTCAGGATTTAGATATGAGCAAGGCAGAAGATCGTAAAAAGTATGCAGAATATCGCAAACAAAGAGATTCAAGCCCTGTTCAGATTAACTTAAACAATAATAAATAATAAAGGACAAAAACAATGGCAAACGAAAGCACAAGTTCTACACTCTCGGAATTATATACTGAGATCGTAGCAGAAGCATTATTCGTAGCATCAGAGCAATCAACTATGAGACCTCTAGTACGAAACTATGCAATAACAGGTGGTGGAAAGTCAGTTGAAGTTCCAATTTACTCAGCAGTTTCGGCTGGTGCAGTATCGGAAGCATCTGATTTATCTAACACAGCTATCAACCCATCTTCTGTGACTATCACAGCAAGTGAAGTTGGTATAATGACAACTCTTACAGATTTAGCAAGAAACTCAGCACCAAGAAATGTTGCTGGAGATATTGGTAGATTATTTGGAGAAGCAATCGCTAAAAAAATTGACACAGATTTAACTGCGTTATTTGATGGTTTCTCACAAGAAGTTGGAGATGGAACAGCAGTTCTAAGTTCAGCTAATGTATTTAATGCAGTAGCAATTCTTAGAAAAAATGCAGTTCCAATGTCTGACCTAGCTGGTGTATTTCATCCTTTAAATGCGTTTGACCTAAAGAGTGGTTTAACAAACACATTTGTTGGTAGAGATACTGAAAAATCTAACGAAGCTTTAAACACAGGTTTTGTTGGTAATGTAGCTGGTGTTCCAATTTTTGAAACATCAAATCTAGCTGACAGTTCAGGAAACAATCCTGGAACAACAGGAGACTACAAAGGTGCAATTTTCCATAGAGATGCTTTAGCATTGGCTATGATGCAAGACCTTAAAATCGAAACTCAAAGAGATGCGTCTCTAAGAGCAGACGAAGTTGTAGCAACTGCTGTATATGGAGTTGGCGAACTTAACGATACTTATGGTGTTGAATTGAATGTAGATTCATCAATCCAATAATCGTACTTTTATCAGGGGGAGCAATCTCCCTGATAATCAATAGGAGAATTTATGAATATAAAATTAACAAATGGTGTTAAAATTATAACAAGAACAAAAGATCAATACGAAGCAAACTTAAATCATTTTGAAAAAAGAGGTTTTGCTCCTGTTGATTCAGTAAAAAAAGAAATTAAAAAAGCGACAGTAAAAGACATTTCTGATAAAGTTGTTCAATTAAAAACTAAGAAAAGAAAAACAAGGAAAAAGAAATGAACAAAATTATAATGATGAAAGCTAAGAAGTGGTCTAAATGGGTATGGGTCAAAGCAAAGAATAATCCAATGTATTCAATACCTTTAGTATTAATTATAGCTTATTTAGTTTGGAAGTAGTTTATGGCTAACTATACAGGTGCAAATGTTATAACTGCAAGTGATGTCACTAAGTATCAACCTGATGCTTTTGGTTTTGGCATAGCTTCAACTGATACTGAAACAACTAACTTTTTTGCACAAACAACAAACGATATTTTAAGACAGCTTAGAACTGAGTGGTGGTCTGTATATAAGCAAAACGTATATACAGATATTACAGTTCTTAATACTGCTGAGATGGAAAACACAAAAGTCAACTTAGATCAGTTTGAAAGGGCTGGTGTGTATTTATTTCTAGGTAGATTCTTTTGTCCAGCATTAACTAAATTTAGACCTGAGACAGAAAAAGATAGATTTGAAAGAATGTCAGAATATTATATGTCAGAGTATAACAAAGAATGGCGAACAATCTTAGAAGATGGTGTTGAATATGATGCAACAGCAGATGGCACTATACAGGTTAATGAACGAGAGCCTTTACATGGATTTAGAAGATTGACTAGATAATGGCTTTAGATGTTAAGATAAAAACTAACAGTAAAGCTATTGAAAAAAGATTTAAGAGATTACAAAGTAGGTTTCCCTCAATTATTGATAAAGGTATTTTACAAGGTGGTTTCCAATTATTAGATATTGTTAGAACTAAAACAGCTAAAGGAATTGATTTTAGAGGTAATCCATTTGCTCCATATTCTGATGGTTATTTAAAACAATTACAAAGAGAGGGAAAATCAACTAAGGTAGATTTATTTAACACAGGAAGAATGTTAAGTGCAATAACACCATCAGGAAGAACAATAAAAAAAACAGGTAAAAATAAAGTTTCTATATCATTTAGTAATTCACAAATGAGACAAAGAGCATTATTTAACCAAGTATTAAATGAGCCTAAAAGAGAATTTTTTGCCTTTAACAATAGAACAGAAAAGATTATAAACAAACAATTCAACAGATTTGTTGCAAAAGAATTAAAGAAAATGAAACTATGAGTGTACGAGAAAATATTGCATCCAACTTATTATCAACCATCTCAGGTATTAGTAGCCCAATAACTATTAAAAAAGCTACTAGACAACCATTTCAATTAGATGAATTATCAGACAAACAATATCCAGCAGTAATAGTACAAACATCAGAAGAAACTAGAGAGGACTCAGAATTAGGAAGTGGAGCAAAAACTAGAATTGGAACTATTGATTTTTCTATACTTGGATTTGTAAAAGGTGCTGAATCTAATATAGATACACTTAGAAACCAGCTTATTACAGCTATTGAAACTGCATTAGAATCTGATATTACAAGAAGTAGCAACGCACTAGATACAGAAGTAACAAGTGTAGAAACAGACGAGGGTACATTGTTTCCTATTGGTGGTATAAGAATGGTTGTAAGATGTACTTATGAGTTCCAAGCTGGAACACCATAAACAAGGAGAAGATATGGCAAATAAAGATAAAATTATTGATAAGATAGAAAAGAAAATAGACAGCATTGAAAAACTACATGATAAAGAATCTATGATGTGTGAAGAAATTAAAGACTTACTTGCTGATTTAAGAGACCAAGAAGAAGATGAGAAATGGGAAGATGATTCAGAAGAAGATTTTGACGAAGATAATGATGACGAAGATATTGACGAAGAAGAAGATAAGGAGTAAAAGACTTTATGGCTAAAGACATTAAATTATATAAAGATGGGAATGAAATAAGTATTAATGAAACTCAACTTGATAGTTTTATAAGTTTAGGCTGGAAGCAAGAAAAAGAAAATATATCAACAAGTAAAAAGGACAAAAGCAAATGGCAACACATCACGGAAAAGAAGGAGTAGTTACTGCTGGTGGAACAGGTATAGGCGAACTTACAGGTTTTACTTTAGAAACTACTGCTGATGTTGTAGAAGATACACAACTATCAGATTCAACTAAATCATTTGTAGCTGGAAGAACATCATTTTCTGGAACTTTAGAAATGAGTTATGATGAAACTGATTCTCCACAACAAACTCTAACTGCTGGAACTTCAATAAGTTTTATATTAGCACCTGAGGGTAATGCTACAGGAGATGAAACTTTCACAGGAACAGGGATTGTTACAGGAATGAGTGTAAGTATTCCACTAGATGGAATTACAACTAGATCAGTTACTTTTCAAGGCACAGGAACATTAACAAGAGGAACTGCTTAATAATTTTGTATGAAATTTATTGACAGAGCAAAATCTCATTTTGAGTCTCTTGGTGTTCAACATATTGAAGTTGAAGAATGGAAAGATGAAGCTGGTAATTCAAGTGTAATATATTGGAATCCAATTACTTTATCTGAAAAAAATAAGCTATTTAAAAAATCTGATAATCTTAATGATGTTAGTATTCTTGCTGATATTCTAATAATGAAATCCTTAGATAAGGATGGCAACAAATTATTTACTTTAGAAGATAAAATTGGTTTAATGCACAAAGTTGATTCTGATGTACTTTCAAGGATAGCTACTGAAATGGTAAAAGCTATTAATCCTGAACAGGTAAAAAAAAACTAAAATCTGAGCCTGAATTAAAGAATTGTTTTATCCTAGCTGATAGACTAAAAATACCTTTAAGAGAAGTTTTACAAATGGAAGAATGGGAGTATAACCATTGGTTAGGCTATCTTTTATTAGAACAAGAAGAACACGAACAAAGCATGAATAAAGCAAGGCACAGATAATGGCACAAAATTTAGTATTAAATATATTAGCAAAAGATAAAACAAGACAAGCTTTTAGAGGTGTCAGGGCTGGATTAACAAATTTAAGAAGTGCAGTATTTTCTGTTCAATCAGCAATAATAGGAATTGGTGGTGGACTTGCTATAAAATCAATTTTAAATGTTGGCTCTACTGTAGAACAATTAAGATTAAGATTTGCTTTCTTATTTAAAGGTGTCAAAGAGGGAGACAAAGCTTTTCAAGGATTAATAGACTTTGCTGGTAGAGTACCTTTTTCACTAGAGGAAATTCAAGCTGGTGCTGGAAACCTAGCAGTTGTTACAAAAAACGCAGAAGAACTAAATGAGATTTTAAAGATAACAGGTAATGTTGCTTCTGTTACAGGATTAGATTTTAGAACAACAGCAGAGCAAATACAAAGATCATTTTCTTCAGGTATAGGTAGTGCAGATTTATTTAGAGAAAGAGGTGTGAGAGCATTATTAGGATTTGAAGCTGGAGTTCAAGTAACAACAGAACAAACAAAAAAAAGATTTAGAGAATTATTTGGAGAGGGTGGAGAGTTTGAAAAAGCTACTGAAGTTCTATCAACATCATTTACAGGTACTTTATCAATGTTATCTGATAAATTATTTAAGTTTAGATTAGATACTGCACAAGCTGGTTTTTTTGATTTTATTAAACAAGGATTAGTAGAAATAAATAAACTAATAGAAAACAACTCAGAAGTATTAACAAGTTTTGGAGAAAAACTTTCTTCTGGTCTTATCACAGCAACAAAACAAATTATAATGGGAAGTGCTGTAATTATACAAGCGATAGCACCAATATTCTCATTTGTTGGAAAATCTTTATTAGGTCTATTTGATTTTTTAAGAACTTTGCCTGAGGGAGTTAGGACTTTTGGTATTCTTGGTTTCTTAATGCTTGGTGGTAAAGGAAAAGCATTAGTTATTTTAATAGGTGGTTTTATAGATGAAATAAGATCAATGATGGGTAGCTTACTCATGGATTTTGCTAGTTTCAATCAAAAGATATTAGAGATAAGAAAATCACTTAGATTAGTAAGTGATGAAAATTTTGTTAAAATATTAAATCAAAACAATCAATTAGTTGGTATAGCAACAAACTTAAAAAAACCAATAAATGAATATAGAAAAGAACTTGAAGCAACGAGTGGTGGTTTAGATACAACAACTAAAAAACTAAGAGAATTTTTAAATAGTTTAGAAGCAAAAGCTTTACTATCAGCAAAACAAGTAGAGGAAATTTTAAATAAACTTAAAAGTTCAACAGAAGAAAGTAAAAAGGTTGGATTAGAATTAGGTAAAGTAAAAGAAAATATACTTACTGCATTTAAAAAAGATTTTGAATCTATTAACGAAACAATATCTAAAATGGCTCAAAGTAGTTTAAAAGCTTTTTCAAGATCATTAGCCGAAGCATTAGTGCTAGGTAAAAACTTAAATATGTCTATGAAAGAATTAGCACAAAAATTACTTATAGATATTTTAGCATTTACAATTCAAATAGTTATTCAAGAAACTATAAGAACTGTTATTGCAGATATACAATTAAAAAAAGAACAAGAAAAATTAAAAGTTTTAAGAGAACAAGGTAAAGAACTAAGAAAAAATACAGGTTTAGGTTTTGTTCAAGCTGGATTATCTTTATTTGGATTTGCAAAAGGTGGTGCAGTATCAAAAGGACAACCAGTCATAACAGGAGAAAATGGGGCAGAGCTTTTTATTCCCAACAGTACAGGACAAATAACACAATCAGCTAGAGGTACAGGTGGTGGAGCAGTTAATGTGAACTTTACAATTAATACAATAGATTCAAGAGGGTTTAGTGATGCTTTACAAGAGAACAGAGGTACTATAACAGGAATAATAAACAATGCTTTAGCAGAAAAAGGAAGAAGTGAGTTAGTATAATGAGTGGTGCATTTCCAATATCAACATCTAAATTTCAAACACTTGGTATTAGGTCTATTCAAAATACTATTGTTTCAAAATCTATATCAGGAAAAAAACTAGCAAGACAAGTTGATAATCAAAGATTTAGTTTTACAGCACAAATTATTACAGCAAAAAGATCAGATGTTTATGGAGAACTGATGGCTTTTATTATGAAGCAAAGATCAGGAAAAGAAAATTTTACAATAATCCCACCTGAAATAGAAGATGCTAGAGGTAATGTAAGTGGTACTGTTCTTGTTAATGGTGTTCACGCAGTTGGAGATACAACAATAGATATTGATGGCATGACAGGTACTTTAAAAGCTGGAGATTTTGTTAAATTTGCATCACACAATAAAGTTTATATGGTAGTTGCAGATGCAACAGCCGATGGGTCAAATGAAGCAACAATTACAATAGAACCACCTCTTATAACTGCTTTAGTTAATGACTCTGTTGTCACTTATGACAATGTACCTTTTACTGTGCATTTAATTAATGATATTCAAGAATTTGGTACTGTAGGTGCTGATAAAGATGGTAATGTTTTATATCAATTTGAGTTGGATGTTGAAGAAACTCTTTAATGAAAAAATACAAAATTACACACTTAGTAAGTGCCGATTTTGAAGCTACTGTAATTGTTAATGAAGATGAGATAGATACAAATTTAAACGATTTAAAGGAGTACAAAAAACCTGATAGTAAATTTAATTTTACCATGATAAAAGGAACAGAAGCTATAACTAGAACATACTACGAGGAACATGGCACGAACACTAACGACAGCAGTAAAAAACGAGTTATTAACAGGTCAGATTAGACCTGTTCATTTAATAGAAATAGGATTTTCAACACCTGTATATTTAACTGATTGTGGATTTTCTTTAACATCATCAATATCAGGAACAAGCAGAACATATACAGCTTCTGCATTTTTAGTCGGTGGCTCATCATTTGAAGAACAAGTAGATATTACTAAAACATCATTAAGTTTATCTTTATCAGGTGCAGATCAAACTTTTATATCAACAGTTTTAAATGAAAATGTTGTTAATGATACTGTTGAAATATATAGAGGATTATTAGATACAAGTAATTCTTTGATAGCTGACCCAATATTATTATACTCAGGAAACATAGATACATTTGAAATAGCTGAAACAGAAACACAATCAAATGTTAAATTAGTTATCGTATCTCATTGGGCTGACTTTGATAAGAAGTCAGGAAGAAAAACAAACAATGCTTCTCAGCAAAGATTTTTTAGTACAGATGTTGGTATGGATTTTTCTAGTGAAACAGTTTTAGATATTAAGTGGGGTAGAGAATGACAACTTTTGATAATGTTATAAGTCTGTATCATAGCTTTGATAAATACAAAAAAAATACATTTCCTGAATTGTATTATCATATTTTGCCATCAATAAATTTAAACCAATATAAAATATTTAAAGATGAACAAGGTATTTATGGTTTTGTTAATTGGGCATATTTAAGTAAAGAAGTTGAAAAGTCATATATTAAAACATCAAAAATTTATAAGAACGAATGGAAAAGTGGAGATCAATTATGGTTATATGATATTGTTATAATTAGAAAGAGCAAAGAGGTTATGTCATGGGTTTATAACTATTTTAAAAAATTATTAAAAACAAACGAATCTATATCTTGGTTGCGTTTAGATAAAAATGACAAAGTATATAGAGTAGCAAAAAAATATAAAAGGGAGTTTCATAAGTAATGGGTGGTGCAGTAAATACAATAATTGACAAAGGTAAAAAATCAATAGGTACTGTTTTTAGTATTTTTAGTGGTAATTTTAATCCATATGTTGCTTTAGGTGTTTTTGCTATTGGTTGGTTATTTTCAAGATCAATGAAACCTGATGTGCCTGACTTTGGTACAAATGATTTTGAAGAAACTGAACGAGGCATATTGCTTAATAAACAATCTAATAATGCTTGTGTTCCTGTTGTATATGGAGAAAGATTAATTGGTGGAACTAGAGTCTTTATTGAAACATCAGGAACAGATAACACTTACTTATATGTTGCTTTGGTACTTTCAGAGGGAGAGGTAAATTCAATAGAAGAAATTAGAGTAGATGACAAAGTAGTCACATTTGATGGTGCATTAACACATGGCACAGTAAGAGAAGTAGCAAGTAGTGATAGTAATTTTTACAAAGACTCTACAAGTCATATTCAAATACAAGCCTTTATGGGAACAGACGATCAAGTAGCATCAAGTGTATTAACACCTTTATCATCATGGGGAAGCAATCATAAGTTATCAGGTATTTGTTATTTAGCTTTAAGATTCAAATGGAATCAAGATATATTTGGTGGAATACCTATTGTTCAAGCTAAAGTAAAAGGTAAAAAAGTAATTACACTTGCATCAAACTTATCAGAGCAAACTGCATCTTTTTCAACAAATCCAGCTTTTTGTTTATTAGATTATTTAAGAAATGAAAGATATGGAAAAGGGATTGCTACATCAAGTTTAGATTTACAAAGTTTTTATGATGCTTCACAAGTTTGCGTCACACAGGTCACACCATTTTCAGGTGGTAGTGATATTAATATATTTGATTGTAATGCTGTTATAGATACATCAAAAAAAGTATTAGACAATGTAAGAGACATAGTAAAAGGCATGAGAGGTTATCTTCCTTATGTTCAAGGTAAATATAAATTAGTTGTTGAAACCACAGGCTCAGCTTCAGTATCATTAACAGAAGATGATATTATTGGTGGATATGCTTTAGCTTCTCCTACAAAAAATTCTAAATATAACAGAGTTATTGTTTCATATATAGACCCAGCTAGAAATTATCAAGTTAATGAAGTTCAATACCCAGCAATAGATGATAGTGGATATGATACTGCTGATAAACACGCAACGATGAAAACAGCAGATGGTGGGTTTTTACTAGAGGGTAGATTTGATTTTAGAACTATTACTTCAACCTATCAAGCTGAAGAAATGGCTGAAATTATTTTAAGAAGATCAAGAGAGTCTTTAGGTCTTAGTATTAACTGTGGATTTAAAGCTTATGAATTACACATAGGAGATATTGTAAATGTCACTTTATCTAGCTTAGGTTTTTCAAGTAAAGCTTTTAGAGTGCTATCAATGACATTTAATGAGGATTATACAATCAATCTTAATTTAGTAGAATACCAAGCATCTCATTATACTTGGGCTACAAAAGGTCAAGTATCAAGCACTCCATCAACAACTTTACCTAATCCATTTACAGTACAAGCACCAGCAAGTGTGACTTTATCTGACCAATTAATAGAATATAACGATGGAACTGTAATTGTAGCTTTAGATGTAAGTATTGGTGCTTCTCCTGATTCATTTATAGATTTTTACCAAGTAGAATATAAATTAAGTTCAGATTCTAATTTTATTATATATGCACAAGGCTCAGGTCTTAATCATAGAGTTTTAAATGTAATAGACCAAGAAACTTATGATGTGAGAGTAAAAGCAGTTAATACTTTAGGTGTATCATCAAGTTATGTTTCAGCACAAAGAAAAATTGTAGGAGCAATTTTGCCTCCCTCAGATGTTACTGATTTTTCATGTAATATTACAGGACAAGATGCACATTTATCTTGGACAGCCATTGGCGATCTTGATTTAGCATTTTATCAAATTAGATTTTCTGACAAAACAGATGGTACAGGAGAATGGTTAAACTCTGTAAATTTAGTCACTAAAGTATCAAGACCAGCAACATCGGTCACAGTACCAGCAAGGGCTGGAACTTATCTTATAAAAGCAGTAGATAAACTTGGTAACTTTAGTTCTAATGCAACAGCTATTGTATCAAATGTAGTAAGTGCAGAAAACTTTAATTCTATTACAAGTGTAAGTGAACATCCTACATTTGCTGGAACTAAGACAAATGTTTCAATATCTGACGATGCACTTATACTTAATTCAAGCGAGTTATTTGATTCTGCTTCAGGTTTATTTGATGCTAATACTACAAGATTTTTTGACTCAGGTGTAGCAAATGCAGACTTTTTAGCTTCAGGTAATTATGAGTTTTCAAATGTTATAGATATAGGAGCAAAACATACAGTAAGAGTTACAGCTTCATTAACACAATCGGCTAGAAACCCTGATGATTTATTTGATAACAAGTCAGGTAATTTTGATAGTGCTTCATCTAATTTTGATGGAGATACACCAGCTAACTGTGATGCTCATTTAGAAATTGCAACTAGTGATGATAATTCAACATTTACATCTTTTCAAGGATTTGTAATTGGTAATTATACAGCAAGATATTTAAAATTTAGAATTGTTATGACTTCAACAGATTTAGCTTCAACACCTGTAATTTCAGAAGTTACAATATCAGTAGATATGCCTGACAGAATATTTAGTGGAAATGATATTACATCTGGTGCTGGAACTAAAACTGTTTCATTTACAACACCATTTAAGACAACAGCTTATGCAGTTGGGATTACAGGAGAAAATATGGCTACAGGAGATTTTTTTACAGTTTCTAACAAAACAGTTGATTCTTTTGATGTTTTATTTAAAAACTCTAGTGGCACAAATATTTCAAGAGATTTTGATTTTATTGCAAAAGGATTTTAAAAGGAGTATAAAACAATATGGCTCAACATGACATGAATATTGCTAATCAATCTTTCCCTGATTTCAGGACAGATTTAAACAATGCACTTTCAGCAATCAACTCAATGCACTCAGGAACTTCAAGACCAAGTGGTGCTGTTGCTGGTACAATGTGGCTTGACACTACATCAGCATCAAGCCCTGTCATTAAATTTTTTGATGGGTCAGATGATATTACTTTTGCAACAGTTGATTATTCAGCAAATACTATAAATTTTTCAGACTCAGCATCAGATTTAGTTGGCGATACAACACCACAATTAGGTGGTCAATTAGATGTTAATGGAAATTCATTAGGAGATGGAACAAGAGAATTATTAAAATTTATTGAAACTGCAAGTGCAGTTAATGAATTAACTATTACAAATAATTCAACAGGAAATTCTCCTGAGTTATCTTCAACAGGAGACGATTCAAATATAAATTTAAAATTAAAACCAAAAGGAACAGGTCTAATTGAAGTTATGGGTGGAACAAATCCAGGCTCAATACAATTAAATTGTGAAGATAACAGTCATGGTATTAAACTAACTTCACCAGCACACACTTCAGGTCAAAGTTATGAACTTAAATTTCCTACAGGAAATGTTACTGCTGGTAAATTTCTTAAAGTAGATTCAATCACAGGCTCAGGTGCTACAGGAGTTGGTCAATTATCTTTTGCTGATGTTAGTGGTGGCACTTCATGGCAATCAGCAGTTAAAACTGCAAACTTTACAGCTAGTGCTGGAGAGGGTTATTTTGTAAATACTTCTGGTGGTGCTTTTGAAATTGATTTACCAAGTTCTCCAAGTGTAGGGGATGAAATAGAATTTGTAGATTTTTCAAGATCATTTGCAACAAACAATCTTACATTAGATCAAGGCTCAAATAAATTTCAAGGAAACACATCTCCAAAAGCTGTTTATAGTACAGATGGTCAATCAATAAGAATAGTTTATTCTGGCTCAACACAAGGTTGGATTCCATTAGTAGATGATGATGTAACTTTAGAAACTCCTCAAACATATACTGTTGATTTTTTATGTATCGCAGGTGGAGGTGGTGGTTCTGGAGATGGAGGAGCTGGTGGCTCTGGTGCTGGAGGATATAGAAATTCTTTTGGTTCTGAAACTTCAGGTGGTGGTGGTTCTTCTGAAACTGCTTTAGCTTTAACTCCAGGAACACAATATACAATTACAGTTGGTGCTGGTGGAACTGCATCTTCAAGTGATTCTGGTCTTGGTGGTTCAGGTGGAGATAGTTCTATTTCTGGCACAGGTATTACAACTATAACTTCTGCTGGAGGAGGAGTTGGTGGTAGTACAGGAGGTGGTAACAATACTGGTACTGTCGGAGGCTCTGGTGGAGGGGAAGATGGTGCTGGTAATGGAAGTGGTGGTGCTGCTGGAACTTCTAATCAAGGATTTGCTGGTGGTAGTGCATCTAACACTAATGGTGGTGGTGGTGGAGGTGGTGCTGGTGCTGTTGGTACAAGTACAACATCTAATAATCCTGGTGCTGGTGGTACAGGAGTAGCAAGTTCTATTACAGGCTCATCTGTCACAAGAGGTGGTGGTGGTGGTGGTGCTACATATAATGGTACTCAAGCATCTGGTGGCTCAGGTGGAGGAGGAGATGGAGGAACACAAACTCCAGTAAGACAAGGTTCAAATGGTACTGCAAACACAGGTGGTGGAGCTGGTGGTAAAT